GGCTTTGAACCTAGTTACTTTTTATTGTTCAGAGATGGGAAATCCTGTTCATCAGAAATTAGATTGTCTGAATACAAAAGAAGCACAGAACAAATATTGTCGTAATCAGAAAATGAACAAGATGCTTCATTCCTCAATACTCGCAATGGGTGTACCTGAAGAAAGAAAGAATCAATATGTAGAAGAAGTTTTGTTCGAAGAAGTATAGACACTTTTGGTGTTATACTTTTGTTCAAATATTCCATTCATGAATATAATAGTTTCCTCAATTTTAATAAAAAATTAATATAAATCAAGAAAAAAATTAAGTACTCCGGTATATATAATGGCTGTTACCAACGGTAACACGTTTCAAAATCACTAAAGGAGTTTAAAACTTATGAATAAGTTAGTTGTGGCCGTATGCCTGGCGGCCTCAGGAATTGCCACCCAAGCAGTTGCTGATGAAAAAGATTATGTTGCACGTTTGAATGATAATGGACTGTATTGTGCTCGAGTAGAAATCCAAGGTATCAATGGTTTAACCACACGCAAGACTCGCTGCCGTACCTTAGAAGGTTGGGAAGCTGCTGGTTATATCGTAGGTGCTAAAGAGGTAGCAGAGGTAGAATAAAATGTTAAAGACAGTCCGAAACTGGACCCTTGCTGTTTTATTTTTTGGAGCTTGTATTACTGGGTTCTTAGCACCTATTCTTTGGCCTCATTTATACATGCCCTTTCAATCACCAATTTATGGTATCCCTCTCGTTCAGCATCATGTTGAACTTTGTGACCGACAATCACTCAGTGTCATCAACTTTTGCGAGCCGCTCGACCCCCTTAGAGTGGCTTAATAAATAGATTGACATCTAGTTAAAACTTTGTTATAATAGACCTAACCAATTGATTAATCAGTTGGTTGGGTTTATACACATTACAAAAATTAACTATTGACATATCACCCAAACTAGAGTATAATAGACGGAATACATGACAAAAAAAGATTCTAAGGAAAATACTGATATGTCCGTTGTTGCTTTAACACCTGATAAAATTCACCACGAGATTAGTAAACATATTTCAAAAGGAGTTCCATATATTGACGCTTTAGTCGACTTCTCCGAGAAGAATGGAATTGAAATTGAAACTATTGCTCAAATTGTTAAAAAGTCGTCAATCTTAAAAGAAAAGATTCGGACTGAAGCAGTTACTCTGAAGATGGTGAAAAAGGAAGATGAACAAGATATCACAGACTTTAGCAAGTGATGATAGCTTTAATGCTTACGTTAAGTTCCTTGCTTTAAAGAAACATTTTACAACGGACAATTACGATTACTTCAAATATAATGGAAAGGTTCGTGCGAATTACGAAACTTTTATGTCAAGAAGTGATGCTTACTCATTCGCAAAATTAGCGAAAAAAGATGACTTCGAAGGACTGATTTTAAGTAACATTTTAATAAATAAAAACATCTGGGTTCGAGATTTACTCGATAGTGAAGCCGAAGCCAGACATATGAATTGGAGAAAGAAGATAGAATCATTAGGTTATGTCTTCAAATCCGAGCTTGCTCATCTTGACGATGAATACAAGCGAAACTTTATATCAAGAGATGGACAACATCCTTTGGTAATGACTCTGTTATTACAGAAGAAGATTAGTTTAGAGACTTTTACTATTCTTGCTTTCATATCAAATATATTTTCATATTGGAGTGAGAAAATAGTTGACAAACATGTATCTTTTGATATAATAGACAAATCTAAAAAGTACAAACCCTTTTTGGATTTTGAGCCGAATCGTTTTAAGACAATAGTTAAGGAACGGTTCGATATTTAATACGACGCTATATAACGCTATACATAAGGAGAAAAATTATGGCACTAACTGACTTCTCTTCTCTGAAGAAGAATCGCACGAAGACTCTCGACAAGTTGAACTCTCAGCTTGAGAAGATTTCTTCAAAATCATACCAAGACCCAAACGCAGGGAAATTTTGGAAACCAACAAGAGACAAAGCTGGTAATGGATTCGCAGTAATCCGTTTCTTACCTGCGCCTCAAGGTGAAGAAATGCCTTTCGTAAGGTTGTGGGATCATGGATTCCAAGGACCTACAGGTTTATGGTATATCGAAAACTCTCTAACCACATTGAACCAGGATGATCCTGTATCAGAGTTTAATTCAAAACTTTGGAACAGTGGTGTTGAATCTGACAAAGACCAAGCACGTAAACAGAAGCGTAGACTGAAGTATACTGCTAACATCTATGTTGTTAAAGATTCAGGCAATCCTGAGAACGAAGGTAAAGTATTCCTTTATCAATTCGGTAAGAAAATCTTTGATAAGTTGAATGACTTAATGAATCCAACTTTCGAAGATGAGGATCCAGTAAATCCGTTTGACCTTTGGGAAGGAGCAAACTTCCGTCTCAAGATTAGACAGTTTGAAGGTTATCCTAACTATGATAAGTCTGAATTTGACCCAGCTGCTCCATTGTCTGATGACGATGCTGAGTTGGAAAGAATTTGGGGAGAGCAACATTCTCTTGAGGAAATTGTTTCCGAAAAGAACTTTAAATCATATGCCGAGTTGAAAACAAAACTCTATCGTGTTCTTGATTTACAGAATGATGAACCGACTGCTTCTGCACCGGTTGCTGAAACTGCAGATGAATTGGATTTATCCGATATGTCTAACGACACATCTGTTAATGAGCCAACAATGGCAACAGCTGAACCTAATGTAGGTTCCTCTGTTAGTGACGATGATGATGACCTTAGTATCTTTAAGGAATTGGCACGTACTTAATAATGAAACGGCGAGAGGGATCTTCGGGTCCCTCCTTTTTAAGGAGATTATATGTCTATAGAAAAAGAAACCACAATACTTGATTTTGATTTTGGTTTTACTGCTGTTGATGCTGATGAACTTGAAGTTGTTAGAGAAGCAAAGCAAGTAGCCGAAACTACTTCTGCGACTGCAGAATCTAACGCTGCTAAGGCTCAACTGATTTACGACGCAGTTGTTCCTTTATTAAATAACTTAAAAGCAAACCCAGAAAAGGATTACATATATTGGCCAAACCGATATGAGAAACTTGATGCGTTCGCTGATAAGTTATATTCTATATTAAGTGGAGAATAATATGAGTTTACTCGATAAAATGTTAAAAGCCGGGTCGATAAAACAGTCTGCTGTTCTATCTGATTCCGCATTCTTTCAGGATAAGGATCCTATTCAAACAGAACTACCTATTGTAAATATTGCATTCAGTGGTTCGTTGAAAGGTGGTCTTATTCCTGGTCTTACTGTTGTGGCAGGGGATTCAAAAAGTTTCAAAACTTTCTTTGT